CCATAGATTTCCTCAGCTTTGGATTGGCTGAAGTTGTACTTCTTACGTTTGCACCAGTTTTGATAATGGTCGATAAAGGCATTCAGAGACATTTTACGGACACAGTCCACATGCCAGTATGTAGATGCAAAATCAACCCATTTCTGGCTGCCGTCACTGCGTGCAGGACTGTCAAAGTAAGTATTGACACCAGGATAGGTTTGGTCAAGGATGCCGATAAGATTATTTTTCATAGCCGTCTTGTGCTTCATGTAAAAGCCGAACTGGCGATTCATGGTTTTGAGCTGATTGCGTAATTCATCCATAACATTATACTGTTTAAGATTTTGCCATTTGTCAAGAGCATATCGGGCAATCTTAACAGCATCTGCTTTATCAGATTTCACTTTACGAAGAGAATCATTATCAAAGTCTTTGATAAGTTTTGGGTTAATGGCACTGACGAAAAGATTTGCCTCTGAAAGCTGATGAGCGAGGACTTCATAATAACGCCCTGTGTGCTCCATCACGATTCGGGACTCACCTTCAACAGAGTTGATGAGTTCTACAAGTGAATTGATACCACTGGCTGTGTGTTTGATTTCGAAAGGTGCGGAAACAATTTCACCGAAAGGTCGCATGATAGCAACCATACTCTTACCTTTTGAAACATCGATACCTACTGCGTTCATAAATTGTCACTCCTTAAGATTATTGCAATGGATAAGTACCAGTTTTACTCATTGCCTATTCAATCTACTGTGGTGTGACGCGAATGCACCTATGGCGATTCAACCTGCATAAAACGAACGCTGCGAATGAGGAGCTGGTTATCAGTCTTAATTACGGACGCGGAGTCCAAGAAAGTATTCGATATACCGATTGCTCCATCATTATACAGCTTAAGCAACAAGATGGATAATTCCTTACTGGCTGTAAGGGATATTAACCATAAACATATTGTAGTAGAGTGGGAGAACTGAAAATGAAGAATAAAGAGAAGTACGCAAAAGAGATTGTGGAGATTGCGTGTTGTGGTTATTATTTCGGAATGGATAAATATACAAGTGAGATTGTTTCATGTGATTGTATTTCTTGCCACAATTGTGTGTTTGATGGTGACATGAACTGCAATGAAACAAAGAGAAAATGGGCAGCATCAGAGTACATTGAAAAGCCAGTGATTAGCAAGAGAGATAGATCGTTTTTGGATTATCTCAAAGATAGATGGAAATACATGGCGAGAGATAATACATCAAATGCAGTTTATGTATTTACGGAAATTCCAGAGAAAAGCAAAGTCGGACATTTTGTTTACACGGGCGAATCAAGAAGAATTTCTAGTGACTTCAACGTTGTTTTTCCGATGGTCAAATTGTCAGACGACGAGCCGTGGCTTATCGAGGACCTGAAGAAGTTGGAGGTGTGCGAAGAATATGAGATTGATTGATGCGGAAACGTTAGTTGAATACATAAAAGCGTGGAATATTGGAAATGGAATCGGACATACACAGAAAGATATTATTGATGCAGTGAATTCGCAACCGATAGGGTTTGATGTGGATGAAGTTGTGGAGCGGTTGGAAAAATTGAAGAAAGCAGAACAGGACAGATCGGATAATTGCGACGAGAGCGGATGTTGTGATGGTGAAGAGATCTTTTGTGACGGAAGAAGTCAGGGAAGATTCGAAGCATTTGGGAAAGCAATCGAGATTGTGGGAGGTGGAGTAAATGAGAAGTTATAGCGTAGAATTACCGAGAGGTGTGGTTGTAGATGTTTTCAATCTGCCGGAAGATTTTGAAAAACAGATCATAGAGTCGTTCAAAGGATATACTGCAGAAACGGCAAAAGAATATAGATATTGCGACAAGCTTGGATATATTGATTGTTGTATCAAGCATTTAAACGGTGAAAAGCGTTCTGAAGATATCGTAAACCAAATGGTTGAAGGACGTATTCTTTATGAATGGAGAGAAAACGGGGAAATCATTCAGGAAGATGATGTATATTGTTTTGAATTTATGGAAGATTGCTACAACAGAGGAAAAGAAGATGCAGAACTATATTCGCACTTTGGTAGTGGCGATCATCACATATACGATCAGATTCAAAAAGTACTTGTAAAAGTAATTACAATTGTAATGAATTATGAAGAATGACAGTGAGGATGAAATGAGAGCATATAAAGAGATCATGGAAAGCGGTAAAGTGTGGGATATAAAAATAATCGGTGGTATTATGTACGGTTTTGTTAAGCTGCCGGATTGCGGAACGTGTTCTGTTGCGTTTGGAAACAATGAGTATGGATATGAACACGTAAGTGTATCACCAAAACATAGATACAGGATTCCGTCATGGGATGATATGTGTGCGCTGAAAGATATTTTCTTCAGGGACGAGGAAGAAGCGTATCAGATTCATCCGAAAAAATCGGAATATGTGAACATATCAGAAAACTGCATGCATCTGTGGAAACCGATAGGGCACGAACTGGAAGAACTTGTGAAAGGCGGTGTAAAAAATGGCGAAGATATTTAAGGTGAGCGGATATATTGTGACGGAAAATGAGTATTACGATGAAGAATCAATGGAGAATTTTCTTTTCAATGGATATTGTGGACTATTTCCACGCCACGTACACGTTGAAGAAACAGAAGTATCTGATTGGAGTGAAAGAAATCCACTGTTAGATAAAAATTGTGATCTGGCAGATTGTGAAAAGTATTTTCCGAACAAATATCCTGTAGAAACTGATCGGAAAGTTGAAATCGGAAAAGTATACAAGCATTTCAAAGGAAACACAGTCAAAGTGCTTGCTATTGGTCAAAACACGGAAGCACCGGGACAGTTTTATGTGGTGTATGAACATACAGACGGATCTATCTGGTGCAGACCATACGGGATGTTTGTGAGCGAGGTTGACCGGAAGAAATATCCGAGTGCAAAACAGAAATATAGATTTGAGTTGGTAAAAGGTGGAGCAAATGAAAGCAAGGACTAAAACGTACGTAATGTACAGGATCACAACGTTTGTTGGTGATGCCGAAGTCTTGATACATTGCTTTCCACAGCAGAAATGGGATGTAATCGAACAAGGAACAAATCACGTTAGAGTATCAAGAAAAAATATAACTTTTATGATGCCAAGAGAGGATTTTGAGAAACAATGGAAGGTGGTGGAGTAAAAGTGAGAAATAAAGATAGATGTTTGCTTGAAATGGATGTAATAAAAGCAATAGACAAGCATACTAGAGAAGACGGAACACTGGACGATGATATATCTTGCATCTTGGAAGAAGTAGAATCTGTTGATGCTAAGTACACAAATGTCCCTAGCAAATGGATTCCATGCAGCGAGAGATTGCCGGAAGAGCCTTTTGAATTGTATCTGGTAACAACAAAATACGGAAGTGGTTACCAAGACAAAGTATATCCATGTAGAGCTTTTTGGAATGGAATTAATTTTACGGATGGATGGCATATTTTGGATGTTATTGCCTGGATGCCACTGCCGGAGCCATACCGTGAAGTAACAGACGAAGAGAACCTGGAATCAAGGAGGTAGAAAAATGATGGAAGAGACTTATAATTTCAAAACTGAATCAGTGGAATGTGCAAGTGTAGCACCTACTATGATTACTCTGAATAAAGAATTGATGGAAATGATAATGCAAGCTAGAGAGCATATTAATAAAATCAACATGACACTGTTTTCTGGTAATAGAGAATTATTAAAGCCAGATGGTATCGAAAATTTTATGCAAGAATTGACTTTCAATGTTGATAATGCAAAAAATTTGTTAGATGATATTGGAATGCTTGAAAAGGTAATTTTGTAGGTTATGAAAGGAGAAAAAGGAACAAAAAGTACCGAAACAGAGTTTGAATGTCAGGAATACGATGAATATGGCATATTAGATTGTTTGAAAAAGTGGGGAATAGATATAAAAAGAGAAATGTCTGATGAAGAAAAGAAATAGAATAAATAATTCAGATTGTTACAAAAGACTGTCAATAGCTGTTATCAGAAGAGCCTGTATTGATTATGTCAATGCTTTGAAAATGCTTGAAAAATATCCGAATAATTCAGATGCAAAAAATATGAAACGTGAAGTAGAAGATTTCTTTTTTGAAGATATGGGATTCTACAGTGACTTGCATCCAGGGTATTTGATTTCAGGACTTAGGAAAATGGCTAAAACAGGTAAAAGAATCAATGTAACAAGTTAAAAAGGAGAATGGCTTATGAAACTATCAGAGTTGACTAAGCCGGAACTTGATGCAATTAGAAAAAACGCCAATTTTACAGAAGACGAAGAAAAAGTGTTTGAAATGGCTTCGCGAGGAAAAACTATTGTTGAAATAGCAGACAAAATGAACGTTTCTGAGCGAACTGTGGACAGGCATATAGCAAAAGTAAAATTGAAAATTAAGAAGTTGGAGGCGTTTTGATGGTTAAAGTAACGATGGGTGGTCAGGAGATCAACATAGAAGACGTTCAACTTTCGGACGAAGTTCTGGAAATGATTGCTGAGTGTTGTAATTGACCAAAATATTAAATGATGATAGAATGTGCCGTATGTATGATAAACACGGCACATTCTTCTATAAAGGGGGTAATTGAGTGAAAGAATGTGTTGCGTATATAAGAGTTTCTACGGAAAAACAGGCAGAAGAGGGACATGGACTAGACAGCCAACGTAGAGACATTGAGAACTATTGCAGAAAAAATGGTTTACTGATATCTGACTGGTATGAAGATGATGGATATACTGGATCCAACATGAACAGACCGGCATTGCAAAGCCTTGTTACGGACTGTACGAAGAAAAGAGTAAAATGCGTTGTTGCATTTAAACTTGACAGATTGTCTCGAAGTATGGTGGATGGAATATATCTGATAGAAAGAGTGTTTCAACCAAATGATGTTGAGTTCCTGTGTGTACACGATAGTGTTAGTTATGATAGCCCTATGGAGCAAGCATATACTCAGATGATGGCGGTTTTTGCACAACTTGATAAAAATACTATGATGTTACGTATGCGTGGTGGTATGTTGGAGCGTGTGAAAAAAGGCTATTGGCAAGGCGGTGGAAATCCACCATACTGTTATGAATACAGTAAAGAAAAAGGTATATTGATTCCAATTCCGGAGAGGGCAGAACAAGCAAATAAAGCATTGGATTTGTTCATAGATGGATATTCTGATGAAAGAATTATGAGGACTCTTGGGTATAAAACAGAAGGTGCAGTACGTAGTATTCTAACTAGTGTAGTAAATATTGGTATGATACCGTACAAAGGAAATGTATATCAAGGACTTCATGAGCCAATATTTGATAAAAAGAAATTTGAGTTAGCTCAAAAACTAAGAGCGTCAAGAAGAAATGCGAGATTGTATCTACATAATGAACCTAAACTTTTAACCGGATTATGCTATTGCGGAATATGTGGATGTAAAATGCGGTATCAGAAATGGACTCATGGAAACTATAAGATATATTGCTGCTCTCGAAGTAAAGGATTAGAGCATATTCCAAACTATAACCCAAATTGCAATAACACTTTGGAGTGGGCAGAAGACATTGAGAAACAGGTAGAAGATAAAATTCTAAAAATATCAGTGAATCTATCAAATCATAAGCCAAAAGAAAAAAAGAATAAACTTGATATCATGGGAAAACAACTTGATAAAGAGAAAAACAAGTTGAAAAGACTATATGGATTGTATGCTGATGGAAACGATATGGTCATTGAAATGATAAAAGATCTTGAAGGAAACATTTCTGCATTAGAAGAACAAATCAAAGAAGAACGGAAGAGATCTTCGGACAATCAAAAAAGTTTTGTTTACGAGAATATAAAAAATCTTGCCGACATATGGGAGAACATCGACAAGACTCGTAAAAATAAAATATTGAAAAGTATAGTCGAAAAGATTGTAATTGTCAATGGAAATGTTGAAATTCAATTGAAGAATTTTTTTCACTGACTATATATCATACCGATAGCATATAGCTTGTGAAAATGCCGTGTTTATCATACTTTCAAGAGTTGCAAAAATCAGAGTGTCGCTTAAATGTCGTTTCTAAGACGTTTGAAGCGTCTTTTTTTTTGCCAAAATTTAGGTACAAGGAGGGCATGATATGTTTTCGGATGAAATACTTGAAAAGATTTTTGGAAGAGATGATGTGATGAAAGTTCCATTGTCTTACCAGTCAACCATGATACATGCAGTGGAAGAAGTTCTGGAAGAGGTGAAAAAAGAAAATGCAAATGAATCCAATGAATCAGAATCAATACTTGCAGAATACGGGTTATAGTACGCAAAACCAGTTCGGACAATCTTATCCTGTATACAATCCATATCAGTATCAACAGAGGATGCAACAATATCAGCAACCTGTTCAACAGAATTATGCTCCGTCAGGTATTCCAGGGAAAGTAATTCAGACAGAAGAAGCAGTTGTTGCCAATGATGTTCCTATGGATGGATCCACGGCACTTTTTCCGATGCAAGATATGTCTATGATTTTAGCCAAAAGTTGGAATGGAGACGGAACTATTAAGACAACCGTGTATAAGCCGATTTTAGACAATAAAGGCAATAAGGCTAACAACTTACCAGTGGAAGAAGAAAAATCGAAAATAGACGCACTCAGCGAGACTACAGAGGTACTTGTGACAAAAATAGATGAACTATTCGGAAAAATCGAACAGTTGGAGCAGTCTATGACTAAAACGACAACAAAAAGTCGTGGATCAGTTACGAAAAAGGATGGTGCGGAATGAATATAATGCAGCTTATTGGAAAAGGTCCAGAACAATTTATACAGAATATGCTTAGTAATAATCAAGTCATGAAAAATCCAATGGCGAAAAATACATTGGATATGGCTCAAAAAGGAAATATGCAAGGAATCGAGCAAATGGCGAGAAATCTTTGCAAAGAAAATGGCTTGGATGCTGACGAAGTAATGAATCAGATAAAAAGCAGATTTGGTTTGTAGCATATTAGAGGTTTGCGCGCAGAAACTTAAGTACCTCTTTATGAAAAATATATTTCAAGGAGGAAAATCTAATATGTTTAACTCAAACACACCTTTTACAATGCCCGTTATGCCGGCAACCGGAGGATATTCTGATGGCGCTGGATGGGGAGACGGTGGATGGTTATGGATCATCGTTGTCTTCGCACTCCTTTTTGGCTGGGGAAATAACGGCTGGGGAGGCTTCGGAGGAAACGGCGGTGGAGCATTACAGGGATATGCTACACAGGCTGACATTCAGAGAGGGTTTGACACTCAGGCAATCGTAGGAAAACTGGATGGTATTACAAACGGTCTATGTGATGGATTCTATGCCGTAAACAACAGTATGCTTACTGGATTTAATGGCATCAACACAAACATCATGCAGACTGGCTACGGCATCCAGCAGGCTATTAACGCTGATACAGTCGCTAATATGCAGAATACAAACGCTTTACAGGCTCAGTTAGCTAATTGCTGCTGTGAAACAAGAGAAGCTATTCAGGGCGTAAATTACAATATGGCTCAGAATACTTGTGCATTGCAGAACACAATGAACAGTAACACAAGAGATATTATTGACAGCCAGAACGCAGGAACAAGAGCAATTCTTGATTACTTGTGCCAGGACAAGATTTCTACTTTACAGGCAGAAAATAACGATTTGAGAATGGCAGCTTCACAGGATAGACAGAACGCACTTCTGACTACTGCCATGACCGCTCAGACAAATCATATTATTGATGCAGTAAGACCAACACCTGTACCTGCATATCCTGCATCTAACCTTTATGGTTATGCTGGATGCGGATGCAACACAGGTTGTGGATGCTAAAACCGAATGTAAATTCATACGGTTAAAACTGAATATTGAGTAACTTAACCAAGGTTTAGACAAGGTTATGTCTGCATAAGCAGTATTACAAACAAAGAGGGCAGATCATAACGGTTTGTCCTCGAATTTTGATTGGAGGGAAAATATTATGGCTGAATTTACTTACACAGCGCAGCAAACAGTAGCACAGAATGGAAATGTTATGTTTAACGAAACAGCAGTATCAGGTTCTAATTGCATTAAGCACCGGGAGGGTTCTGGAATTATTACTTTACGTGGTCTGACAAACCAGTGTCGAGCAAGATTCTTTGTAGATTTTTCTGCTAATATTGCTGTACCTACTGGTGGAACGGCAGGAGCTATTTCGTTGGCTATCGCCATCAGTGGCGAACCTGTTTTATCTTCACAGATGATTTCGACTCCGGCAGCAGTTGACCAGTTTAACAATGTTTCGGCAGGAATTTATGTAGATGTGCCGGCTCATTGTTGTGTAAATATTGCCGTTGAAAACACAAGTACACAGGCTATTGAAGTATCAAACGCAAATATTATAGTCACAAGGGAGGCGTAGTAAGTTATGGATGTAAAGAGAATGCATTGTATGATTGAAAAACTCTCAGAGTGTGCGAAAGAAGAATTTGAAAAAGGTATTGAGTGCGTAGATACTGACGAGATGGGAAAAGTAACAGATATGCTCAAAGATCTTGCTGAAGCTATGTACTATCGCACTTTAACAAACAGTATGGAAGAGTCGGGTACAGAAGAAGTGCTTGACATGTTCGACCGATACGGTGACAGACGTTTTTACGACCATTACAGATACGCAAATGGTAGATTTGCACCGAAAGGGCATGGCTCATACCGCAAAGGATATGAAGAGCATCCGTACTGGCATATGACACCGGAAATGTATCGTGATATGTCACCGGAATATCTCAGGGATATGGATTTGGACTATGACCGGATGTATTACTCAGGAAAAGGTGCTTATCCACGTCCAGCAGGTCTGGAAATGGGAAACGCAAAACACTTTTACGGTGGTGATTCTGACATGATGCGTGATTCCAGAGAGGGAAAAGCCGGAGCATACCGGAAAGCCTATATGGAGACAAAAGAACTACACAAAGGAAATACTCAGCAAGATAAAGAAGCCAAAATGAAAGATCTGGACACCTACATGAAAGAACTTGGTGAGGATGTTCTGGAACTGGTTCACGATATGACACCGGAAGAAAAAACGTTGTTAAAAACTAAAATGACAACGCTTGTTACGAAACTTTGATTCATGGGGGACGTTTTGTCCCCTTTTTCTTGTACATTGACAACTAAATATTGGCTAGTGATTTGTGCATTTATGCTTATTGATACTTTGAAATGAAAATGCTATATTTGTTATAGGTTATACAGAATAGATACAACAAAAGAGGTGGAAAAATGTTTGGATTCAAGAAAAGAAGTTCGAAGCAAATTGATACCAGTAGAAAAGGCTTTGAATATGTCGGAATTAATCTTACCGAAAAGCAGTATGAAGATTTGAAGACTTTAAATGCAATGATCTTGATGGATGAACACAGGCAGAATATACCCGTGTTCAATACCATGCTTGTCTTAAAAATTTTAGGATTGTTGCCATCCGAAATGGTACGTAATGTAAGCAATAGCAATTCCGACGATAATACCGATGATGATTTCAACAATTCTTTGGAACGCAAGTTTGGAAAAGTTATGGACTGATTTTTATTTCTAGCAAAGGGGGTTTTTTATGTTATACGCTGAAAAAGAAATATTAAAAAGATTAGATGAAAACAATGAATTGCTTCGGAAAATCATTGATATAATTGATAATCCGAAGCAGCATCCGTGCTATTATTTAGGCTTTCAGGAAGCTGTTCGGGAAGCTACCCAAAAAACTGTTAAAAAGACGGATTCAAATAAAAGGTTTACTTTTCGTTAATCCATTCATGATAAGCACGCAAAATTTTCATGAATTGATTCAAAGTTCTTTCTTCAAAAGCATGACTTAATTTCTCGAAGTCCTCTTTTGTAGTTAAATCTAAAGTATCTTTTTCTAAATTAAGAGGTTCTGATAAAAGAGCATTTTGAAGATTTTCTGATGTGTTGACAAAATTTATAAATTCGTCAAAATTTTTCATATTCTCACCACCTTTCGACCATATTGTATCAAATCGGCATCCGTTTTGGGTGCTGATTTGTGGATTTATCTCCTGATTTGTGGTAGAATGTTGTAAACTATCTATTGAGGGAGGAACTGTTATGGGTTTTAAATTAAATACTGGTGATAGTCAGCAAGAAAGCAGAGAAGATTATAACCAAAGAATGGTAAAAGGAATGAGATTATGTAAGTGTTGTAAAAATGAAATTCCTGTAAATGCTAAAAAGTGTCCGGTTTGTGGGAAAAGACAAAGCGGAGGATGTTTGAAAGTGGTTTTGATCGTAATAGCTGCATTTATTATGATCGGGATTGTATTTGGAGGTAGCGATAGTTCTGATAAAGAATCAAAATCAGATAAAAAATCGGAATCAACTCAAAAAGAGAATAAAGAACCAGAACTGACACCGGATGAATATAAGGCTCAATGCGTTGATTTGCCTTTTAATGATGTTATGAGAAATCCAGATGATTATGTCGGTCAGAAGTTTAAAATAACGGTACAGATATTCTCTGCATCAGACAGCGTAACAAACGGAAGATACTATAAGGCTTATACTGATGATGGCAGTGGTTCTTATTATGATAAAATGATATGGATTTTTGACAAAAGAGATGAAGATTCTGAGGGATATGTAAAACTTCTGGAAGAAGATATTGTAACGTTTTATGGAGAATTTACTGGGCTTCAAGATAGTGAGAACAGATTAACTGATGAAAAAACAGAAGATATGAGCTTGAATATCTATTATGCGGATATTGTTCAGGCAGCAGAATAAAAATTTTAAAGTCAGCACTAGTTTGGTGTTGACTTTTCTTTGTGTATACACTATAATTTGATTGTGCCACGAAGAAAAGAGGTGTAAATGATGGGCATTCATAAAGGTACAAAACTGACTGATAATCCCAAAAAGCATACTTTGAATTTTAGATATGATGATGAAACTGAGAAAAAACTTAGTTATCTTTCTGAAAAAAGAAATTTAACTAAAGCAGAAATTATCAGAAAAGGGATTGATATTCAGTACAACAAAGAAATAGAGTAGTTGCACACCGACCAAAGCAAACAACTACTCTTAAGCACCAATCACAAGGATTGATAAATCTATTCTATCAGTTCTGTGATTATAATTCAAATGTTTTTTGAAAGGACGATGGAATATGGAAGAATTTGCAAAAATGATATATGAGCAATGGTGTGAAACTGATGAAGCAGAAGAATTTAGTTGGGGACGAGAGTATGAAGAATCTTGGAAAAAGGTTTATGACATACTCAATGAAAAACTGGCTACTGATATTGAATGCTCTATAAATAAAAGAGTATGGGATATTCAGGAGAAATCGTTTATTGCCGGTTTTTCTTATGCTTGCAAATGTTTGTCTGCCGGAAAGATTGATTTGAAAGGCGGTGCGAACTAATGAGAGATATTATTACAGTAGAAAACACCGAAATGCAGATCAGAGAGTACAATGGTGAGAGGGTAGTTACTTTAAAGGACATTGATAGGGTACATGGAAAGAAGACGGATGTTGCGAAGAAAGCGTTCAGAAAGTATAAGAAACATTTTATTTTGGGTGAAGATTACTTTGAATTAACAAGAAAAGAGTTAGGGGAACGATATTCCCCTAAAGAAAAAATAATAGGGAACCCAAATCTTATTACGTATCTATTAACCGAAAGTGGATATCTGATGGTAGTAAAAGCGTTTACTGACGACCTGTCATGGCAAGTACAACGTCAGTTGGTGAACACGTACTTTAAAGCAAAGGAAGAGCCAGTGCAGCTATTGTTGTCAGAAGAACCAGAGCCGAAGTATAAGACAAGTGATACGAAGATAAGATTGAATCCGGTATGGTACGAAAGAAACAGACGTACAATAGAGCATATCTGTAGGAGTGCAAATTTGCCAAAGAAAACCTTGTATCATGAAATCTTGGTGTATCTTGGTGAACAATACGATCTGGACTATGCAAACTATCTATACCAAAAGGAAACGGGCAATCCACCGAAGTACCCGATGGACATAGTAAATTACTTTACACAGCTTGGAGAAGAAGCTGACGGGTATCTAAAGCGATTGGAAACGAAAATGCGTGAGTTGAACTATATGTAAACTAACTTGGACTAACTTGGACTAACTTGGACTAAATTCAGAAACCACTAGCCAATATTTGGTTGGTGGTTTTTTAATGCCTGAATAAAGGATGGTGATACTATGAGGTTCAAAATAAATGAGATAGAGTGGCAGACAGTAGAGGTGCCATCGTCTGATGCGTCTCTGAGACGTTCTGACGGGTCTTTAAGCGTTGGAGTAACAGATAATGGAACATACTGCATCTATCTATCAAAATCGCTTAGAGGGGAATTTAAGCGCAAAGTAATGATACATGAGGTTTGCCATGCTTTTATGTTTTCGTATGGTATTCTAATACCAATAGAACAGGAAGAGTTTATATGCGACTTCGTGGCAACCTATGGAGATGATATTTTTGACATTGTAGACAGAATGGACTATGCGATCAGGAGGGTATCGTAATGACGAGAGAAATTGATAAATTGCTAAAGTATATACAGAGAACTAATGATGGTATGACTCTGGAAAGATTGGTGGAAGAATTAGAAAAGAATCAAGTTGCTACCGTGTGTTTGCTTATGGTGTATGTGGAAGAAAAAGATCCTGAATACCGTGGCATGTCCATAGACACTATGGTATAATAACGTCAATGGAGCAGGGCAAAATTTAATAAGACCTTGGCAGTTGACAGCCACCAAGTATCGTATCTTGGAACCATGGCAACATAATGTAAGCATCCGACTTACACATAGAGACTTTTAAACTTTTATAGTTTTGAGTTTTTGTGTGTGGGTCGGATTTTTTTATTTCAATTTATTTTAAGGAGGAGTATCATGAACGAAATGAAAATTTTTAACTCGGAAGAATTTGGAAAGGTAAGAGTAACAATGATTGAAGATGATCCAATGTTTTGCTTGTCTGATGTGTGCAAGGCATTGGGACTTACACAACCATCTAAAGTAAAAGAACGATTAAATGAAAAGGGTGTGAATACTATTCCTACCCTTACAGCTGGTGGAGAACAGAAACTTTTGTATATTAGTGAGTCCAATTTATATAAAACTATTTTTCAGAGTAGAAAAGAATCTGCTGAACGGTTCACAGAATGGGTTACTTCCGAAGTTCTTCCATCCATCAGAAAGAACGGAATGTATGCAACGGATAATGTCATTGATAAAATTCTGAACAATCCAGATTTCGGTATTGAGTTGCTTACAAAACTGAAAGAAGAACGTGAAGCCAGAGTTGAAGCAGAAAAGAAAAATGCAATCCTCATGCACGTAAACAAAACATACACCATGACGGAGATTGCAAAAGAACTTGGATTGAAGAGTGCTATCGAACTGAATAAAATCCTTGCTGAAAAGAAAATCCAGTACAAAGTAAATGGTACGTGGGTTATGTATTCTCAGTACAGTAATCTTGGATATGAGGAAATCAAACAGGAAGTTTTAGACAGTGGAAGAGTAGTATACCACAGAAGAATCACTCAGCTTGGCAGAGCATTTATACTTGAAGTGATCGGAGAAAATTTTGAAAAGGAGTTAGCATGATGTTACAGATTATAATAATGATATTGAAAGTAATTTTTTTCCTTTACTATGGACTTCGATATACGAAAGAAAAAGATAAGGACGAAAAATTGTTTTGTCTTTTATGGATGATTATGTTTGTAGTATCGTAAAGAAACCCCCACCGACTATTAGTCAGTGGGGAATTTATTTTTTTAAAAAATTTTTTCAAAATTCCGAAAATTTGGCGCGTTTTTAGGGGATTTTTTTGCCCCGGAAAAATTCGCCCAAAAAAGATGTCACCATAAAAATATTTCGGGAAAAATCTGGATCGCAAAAATTCCGGGCGTTTAAGGCGTGTCCAGATAGACTGCTCCCGTGGTGGTCTGCCGTCTGGGTATAGTTTTCCCTTGGATCCTGGCGGACTTATAGCGTTGTATAGTCTGTTTTATCGTACCACAAACAAGCCTAAAAAGCTATGATTTTAAGCGGTTTTGTAATGCTTTTATAATGTTTTCAAGGTACACTTTCAAAACCTGTAAAAAGTGTTTACAAGTTCGGACGGGCAGACTTTTAGCCCTGTTTTTTGGGGTCCTTTTTCGGTGGATCCGGTGCCGTGTGCGTTCTGTTTTTCTTCTGGACAGCACAAAGTCCAGCAATGCCGGAACGATTATAAAAGGCTTTTCCGGTCTCGTGCCTATGGGATTCTATCGGGATGCCGTCCGTTATGTTTCTGCGTTTAATCAGTCCGGAGCCATAAAAACGGACTAACCGCCATTTTTTACCGCTGACAGCTGCGGAACGTGCAAAAGTACACGCTTTTTTAGATAGTATACTATACTATCATTTTGACCCCGTGCAGCATATAGCCACGGGAAAAGCCACCGGACGGAATCGAACCGCCACAAAAAAACCAACAGCAGCACAAAAAGCCGGGGAAAATCCCCAGCTAAAAAATTAAATAAAACAAAAATCACCCTGAAAACCAGTTGTCAGAATCATTTTCCCGTCTTTTCGGCGGTAAACAACCCCGCAACCGTCCGCATATGTCGACCATACAAGCCAACCGGGCGCGGTGAGGTTTTGCCCGGTTTTATAATCGCGGAAAGCGTACCGCGGTTCTATTCCGTTTTTTCCCTGTTTCAACGCGTTCTGGATTGCGTCGGATTCCGTAACAATTTTAACACCGTTTTTCAGGTGCAAAATATAAGTTTTTTCTTTCATGTCTTTCCCCTCCCTAATTTAAACAATTTTCTATTTTTTCCGCTAAATGAGGAAATGCTTTTTCTATGTCTTGCACGCTGTCAGCATAATAATCACCAACAATTTTTCCGAAAATACGCAAGTTTCCGGAATAAAAACCGCCTAAATCATTAAAATAAATGTCTAATCCTGTCACCTGTTCCGGCTTGTCTTCATACCACATATCAATTTTAATTTTTTTCATCTTTCTACCTCTCTTTCTTTTGGCTTGTCTCATCGGTTGCAAGGTTGCCACCCTACGCAAGACCGCCCAGAAAATCCCGGACGGTTTCGACACTATAAAATTATAAAACAATCCCCAGAAACAGGAGCACCGGGAACAGGATCCCGAAAAAAGCCCCAATTTTAAAATCTATCATTTTTCCGCCCCCTTTTAATAAGTGATATATACCCGGTTTTTATCTTTGAAAAGAATTGAACCGCCAATATATACAATTGTTTTTTCTTTCATTCCGGGAAGATCTCCCGGGAATGTTATTTGAATTCCCTTTTCCGATTTTTCTATTTTTGTCGCAGCTCCCAAAAATTCGCCGGACATGTTGAAAACTTTTTTCATATTTTCCCTTTCTGGTCTGCCATCATCAGCACCGGGAGACCGTCCCGCGGTGGACGCCCTGTCGGGCGTTTCGGCTAGAAATAAATATAAAATTGTTTTTCGGTCGGTTCCCAGTCGGAGTCTAAAACGGTAACTTTTGATAGCCTACCAATACAGCCATATAAACCGGATGCATAATATAAAGAATCTATATCGCATCCTTTAGCGTCTGGGATCTCTTTTTTGATCCCGTCTATAATTTCGTTGACTTTGTGACAACAAACTCCGCTCTCCTCGTTGAACGGATCCAGCCGTGAGATATAGTGTTCTGCATTTTCAAAAGTGTAAATATTTACATCGAGATGTATTCCGTTCAAATTGTTTCCGAGTTCCTTAATTGCTTTGTGGCTCATTTTTTTCATGTTTTTATCCTCCTGAAATTAATTAATAAATTTACTTTCTTAACTCATGAATTAAGTATATACTTAAAAAATATAATTGTCAAGTATTTAATCTTAATTAATGAATTAAGTTTTTCTTTACATTTTTTTTGATACGTGCTATCATTTCAAAAAAGTGAGGTGATAACATGGTATCGAAAAAAATTAAAATGTTACTAGCGTACCGAGATATGAACGCTGCCCGGCTTGCTGATCGTCTGGGATGTACTCAGGCGAATATCTCCCAGAAATTAAAGCGTGACAATTTCAGCGAAAAAGAACTTGAAGAAATCGCCACTATATTAAATTGTGATCTGTCTATAAAATTCATAGACAGGGAAACGGGGGAAGAATTTTAATTTCTGCCGTTTCTTTTTGATTGGTGCCGATCGGGTGTGCTTGTGTGCCGATCGGCTTTTTGTTTCCGTGTTTCTTAACTTGGTTATATTGTAGCAAATGCAAGGCACAAAAACAATAGGCAAAACAAACAAAATGCAAGGCGCAAAATAAGCGAGAAGTTGTGAAATATGTATAAGGCACAAAAAACAGGAAGCAGAAAAAGGATTATATCATTGACAGACAAGGCACAAAATGATATTATAAGAAAAACAAATGGAGGTATAGCATAATGGAAGAAAAGGAAAGAAAAACGACAGAAGCAAAAAGACGTGCTATATATAAATATGATAATAAGTTTGAACGCGTTAATTGCAGACTTGCAAAAGGCACAAAAGACAGGATAAAAGCGTTAAAATATAGTGCAAATGATTTTATTAAATTAGCAGTTGCGGAAAAATTAGAGCGAGAAGAAAAAATATTAAAATAAGGCACAAAAAACTATTGACATATAAGGCACAAAATGTTATTATAATATTGTCGAAAGGCAATAGGCGAAAGCCAGAAAGGGAAAGGTATGAACGAGATGACAAGCAAAGAAGTTGTAAACCTGATCGACTGGTTGAAAAAGCAAGGTTTAACATCTGATCAGATTCTGGAATGTATCGAGTATATCGAAAAACACGAGCCAGAAAAAAACTAAACAACCGGCGGACAACCGCCACACACAAAACCGGGGCGGATGCGTTCCGCCTCTGGTGATCAAAAACAGGAGGTAAAACAATGCCGGAAGACGAACCGACACCGGACGAAATAGAAGCGATCAGAGAAGCGAAAGCGGACACGGGCGAAACTGTACCGCATAACGCTATAAATTGGGATTGAAAAAATATTTTTGGGGCGGTCAAGAGATCGCTCTTTTTTGCGCTTGCAAAGTTTGCGCGGGTGTGATATGGTCATATCAACGACGAACTCATAGGCGGAGAGCGAAAGCGAAAAAACCGCACTTTGAAAATCAAAAAAAACGGATTCAGAAAACAAGCAGACTAAACCGGAAAAAATGCGGGGCGGTCTGCTTTTTGTGTGCGAAAAACAAAAGAAAAACGATTTCCCTTTAATATCCTAATATAAATTAAATGGCATTATAATATACTCCGTCTATAGATTCAGAGTTGATTACAGTTATTAAGATAAATATATATATATAGGGGGCTGAATAAATAAATTTATAAATAAGCTGTTGCAAGTTTTTTTTAAGTGTGTTATATTCCAATCAAGGGAGCAGGGCGGAAAAGTAAGACCCTGACAGCGAGAGCCACCGGAGCAGCACCAACAGAACCCGGAACAATGGCATACAATGCAGGTATCCGGCTTGCATATATGGATTTTATAAGATTTTAAAAGTCTTATAGTCTGTATATGCGAGCCGGTTTTTTTATTTATTAATTAATCTAAGGCGGTGAGGATATGACAGAAGAGCAGAGAACAACGGAACGGATAGAAGAACAGGCGGAAACATTCGAAACATACGCAAACGATATAGAGCTATACATAAATCTTTTTTGTGAAGATCAGGGAATAGAGGACCTGAGGAAAGAAAGCCAGAGTGTCTGGAACGCTTGTCTAATGTATGTGCAGCGCCATGTATTCCCAGACCGCCAAGAATTAAAAGCAAAGGGGAACAATGATATATATGTCAATAACATTATGGCTACTAATTGCGGGGCATATGACTATAACTTAATAGATACTATATGCAATGCCTATATATATTACTGTTATATGTATGATAAAGAGGTATCAATACAGGGCTTTAGTAAATTGTTGGGAATAGATAAGGTTGTAATAGATTTGTGGGGAATGGATAAGAATAGACTTAGCAAAAAAAGTTTTAGTATTTACAAAAAGCTGATTGCGGAGAGAGAGGAGTCTCTAAGCGCAAAGTTGGCAAGCGGGAAAAGCAATCCAGTCGGAATTCTGTCGATCCTCAATCATTGGTATAGCTGGAATCTTCCAGGCGTAACGAGAGAGCAAAGCACACGGACAGCCTTGACCGCTGCCGAGTTGCCACGTCTGGACAGCAAAAAAGCCACGGAAGCGTTGCCAGATATGGAAAAAGATTGATTATTTTTAACATCAAGAAGAACAGGAGAACGGAAGATAAATAATATCATTGACAACGTGGGAATATTAATCAAAACTGCTGAGATGTATTGGACAAATAAGTATTTGTCGTATAGATATATCAATAATAGAACAACTGTTCGGAATTACGGGAGGGGGTCTGGATGGAAAGCAAAAACCCACCTACTAAGTCCCCCAAATATTCCCAAAAAGAAAAAGGGCATATAAAACCAACAAGAGGTAAATAAAGAATGGCAGATAGAGAGATACCTATGGAAGTAAATATACTTGGAACTGAATACGGTATAGAGGTTCATAGAATTAGTGAGGATCCAGACCTTAAGAACTATAATCGTGGGGCATATTGCGATAAGCTTTCAAAGCTGATAGTGATAGCTGATTTGAGCGAAAAGGAATACGTTGATATATCCACTGAACAGGAGATTGATTACCAGAAAGAATTACTCAGGCATGAAATACTACACGCATTTCTGAATGAGAGTGGTTTATGGGAAAACAGTTATCAGCCAGAATGTGGATGGGCTATGAACGAAGAAATGATTGACTGGTTTTCGATACAGTCACCGAAGATTTTTAAAGCATATCAGGAAGTAGGTGCTTTGTGATGGAAGATAGCAAATATTCAGATCTTGTTGAGATTATAAAGGACAGGAAGAAAGAACCACCTAAAGATATGCATTTGTTTCAACAGATTGGTTGGGTGAGTGGTTATAGCCAGTGCGAAAAAGACATACTGGACATAATAAAAGAATTGGAAGAAGAATAGAGGTAGCGTGAAAGGGGAAAAGTATGAATGAATTAAAGATTTTTGAAAATCCAGAATTTGGGACAGTAAGAACAGTAGTAATTAATGGTGAGCCATGGTTTGTTGGGATTGATGTTGCTAAAGCACTTGGATATTCAAAAGCGTATGAGGCAATAAGGACAAATACAAATAAGGAGGATACCGCTACGGCGGGTATCTCGGATGCAAATAACCATACTCAGCAAATGATCGTTATTAATGAGTCTGGATTGTACGACATGGTGTTTGGTAGTAGACTTCCGAAAGCAAAAGACTTTAGACACTGGGTAACTAATACGGTGTTACCATCAATTCGAAAAAATGGCGGTTATATTCAAAATCAGGAAGAAATGACACCAGAACAGATTGTGGCGAATGCATTGATTGTAGCGAATAAGATTATTGCAGAAAAAGAAGCAACGATTGTTGAAATGAAACCGAAAGCAGATTATTTTGACAACTTGGTTGACAGTAGACTTCTTACCACATTCAGAGATACGGCAAAAGAATTACACATGCCACCCAAACAGTTTACAGGTTGGTTGACAGAAAACGGCTACATTTACAGAGACAGACATGGAATGATTAAGCCGTATGAGCAGCATCGAAAAAATGGGTTATTTCAAATGAAAGATTTTTCGACACCATTTGGATATTCAAACGTTCAGACATATGTAACTGTAAAAGGCAAAGAAACATTTAGATTGTTATTGGGAGAGGTTTAGAATGACATTTGATGAATACCAGAAAGAAGCAATGAGAACGGCAAGTGGTGTGAGTGCATCTTGTAGCGATAATCTTCTGATGAATGGTGCAATGGGACTTTGTGGCGAATCTGGTGAGTTTATGGACTTACTGAAAAAGAATGTATTTCAGGGGCATGAACTTGATAAAGAGCATATGGCAAAGGAACTGGGTGATATCTTATGGTACTTGGCAGTAGCAGCGGAAGGACTTGGTTATAAACTTTCGGACGTTGCGGAAATGAACAAAGCTAAATTGAGAGCCAGATATCCAGAGGGGTTTGATTCTGGAAAATCCCAAAAAAGAAAAAAGGGTGATCTGTAATGAGGATTTGCGGTAAAGAGATTCGGGATGAATGTCAGCATTGTGGACAGATTCTTGATTGCGAATTATTCCGACAAGGGCACGGAATTAATCAAGACAGATGCAACATACCAAAAATGTATGATTGTCAAATGAAGCATCGGGAGGAACGTGAAAATGCGAATAGTATCACAGGATAAGGATTTGTCATTTGAGTTTGAAAACACTCCAATCTGGACGCAATACAAAGCTATTTATGCAATGATTGGTAACAACGATAAACTAATCGGTATGTATGATAGCGAAAAAGAAGCAGAGAACGTATTTGAGGATATTCATAAAGCCTATGGAAAAATCTATACGAACATCGAATACCTTAAGGATATGACGTATTACATGCCATAAAGTAGCTTATTCAAATTTGGAGATAAATGCGAATGAGAAAAAAGAGTACCCGTCGTGGGGGAAAGGAATATGCATCAGAGAAATCGAGGCATCCCACTTAGCAATGTGAATGTGATGATTTTACTGTAGGATTTAGACTCTCTTAACTGTAAAACACATTTAAGCACTGGATAAAATACGAATAAAAAACTAAATATTGAAAAGCTTTGTAAAAAATGTTGTGTGATGTGGTGGTTTCTCGCAATAGCCACCACATATTAAAGCAGATTAGTGAAATGGTATCACAAAAGTCTCTATCCTACCCCTACTCCGCATATGATGAGACTTAAATTATGGGTTCAATTCCCGTGTCTGCTATTCGGCGTAGATTATATCTTTTTTCATAATTTGCTCCTACCCTACTGGCGATGCCGATAAGGACAGTCAAATGTCCGGTAGGGTTTTGTGAAAATCAAACTGTGCTTTCTACACATCCGTTATAGTCGGACTAATCATACGTTATTTCCTTTCAAGTGATAGTCAGAAAAGACTTAAAAATCACACTCAATTACCCTTACAGTTCTGTGTGCGTTATGTCCTCACAAGTCCTAGCGTACACAGGACAACAATGGAGATTAATTCAGTGGCAGAAGAGACGGCTTATATCCGGCTTGGCGCGGGTTCGATTCCTGCATCTCCAATTTTCAAATATGGTTATCTCGGTGAAGAAGTGTTTTTCAGCACTGCCGAGGGACATGGAAGTGAGTTACCTTAATTCGAGATATTGGATTGAGAAGTGGCTTATACAGGAAAGTGATTTCTGGTATGGAGACAGAAACTGTCAACAAAATCATGTGGCGTACCATTATAAAGAAGCCAATAGCAGAATCCTTGTGGCTGGCGAATAATAGACGCTTGCGGTGCAAGAATAACCCGATGGGTGTATGCGGTGTGAGAGACCACTCACTATATTCGGGAAATCTCATAAAGCCGGTTTGCCTTGAATCCGGGAATTGAAAACCGGAGTATAACACAAGAAATTCGTTAAAGTAGCGGTATGGCATTACGATCGATAAAGAAATCAATGCATGGTTGATGTTTTCTTCTGAAAGAACCGTGAAATTTACAGGTATCAATCCTGTGTGTGCTTGTCAGCGGTAAGAAGCCAAGGGTCGCACCCAAACGCTCAGACTTATCGTCACACTGGCAGAATATGGCTGTATTTATAATGGATAAGACGAAGGTCTAACCATATTTGAAACAATAATTATAGCGGACGTGTGAAACGGCTTCACGCAAGGTTCATGCCCTTGAAACAATAGGTTCGACTCCTATGTCCGCAATTATGTAATCTTCAAAGATTGCATATTAAAGCATGAGTTTTGCGGTTCTCATGAGTCCTCGTTTCCATGTTTTAGTAGGAACCTCCTTTAAAGTTGCCAATATAAAAAACCGCAATTAATGAAAAGAGAACATGACGATGGAAAGTAATGAATGTAATTTTTTAACATGTAGATATAACACTTTTGGAGTTTGCACGGACGATCATAGCCGTGCAATATGTGTTGATGTAGCAAAGAAAGTATTATGTTTGGAGGAAGATGAAAATGGCACCGGGAGTTCACAAGATTAGCAAAGAAAAATTTTTTGAAGCATACGAAAAATGGTCACAAGAGGGATTGAGTCTTGGTAAGTGTGCAAAAATTGCCGGAGTAAGCGTCCCTACGTTGAAGAAATACTTCGCAGTATTGATTGCCGGAGAGGAATTTCCAGACAATTTATTTTAAGGAGTGGAAATGAGAATGGCAGAAGTAATTGAGAGCATAGAAAAAGATATGTGGAGAGATTTACAAAAGCGAAGTGAGCCAGAAGAACAACCAGAAATGATAGATTGTTCAACGCTTGGTGATGTTCCTATGTCAAATGTTATTAAGGGGAGGAAACAGAAATAAATATGTTTACATTAGGTCAATGGGTAATTTTAGGATTTTTGTTTTTTACTGGTATTATTATTGGAGCAGTTGTTTTGCTTGTTGCTGAAGCCAGAGTTGGAGGATTTGTAACTATTGTTGTTACATTGATATGCAGTTTTGCTTTGGCTTTTGGAATGCGTTGGTATAATACATCAACTGCAAGTGGAATCAGAAGCATGAAAGACTTCCAATCAGAACTTACAAACGGAATTGACCGTGAAATTACGATAACCGCGGAGGATGGACGTGAAATTTTTCATTATACAGGAAAAGTAGATATAGAGAGCGATCATGAAGACAATTATATTAAATTTGAAAGTGAAGACGGAAAACGTTATCTGATATATTACGGAGTTCAAGACACGATAACCATTATTGAAAAATAAAATAATCAACCGGCTAACAACGGAAGTTGGTCGCTAACCTAGAAAAATTATAGGCAGGAGTCTTAAGCACTTCTGCTTTTTGTAAAGTGGAGGTGCATCTTATTTGGCTTCTGATAATCTTATGGGAGCAGTTTCCAGTTATGAAAAATTTATAGAACAGCACGGTATAGAAGAGCCTGTTCTGGATGCATATATTGAAGCGTGTAAGGTTGCTATCCATACTGAGCGTGATGTTGAGTATGGTTTACAGTGCACGAAGAGAAGTAAAGAACTAATAGAGCGGTTCTGTATGGAAAAGACAGGCGGTACAATCTGGGATCTGGAAAAGTTTGCGTTTGCAAATAAGACAGAATATGAACTGATTGACAAATTCTACGAACCAACACTTCTTGAAGCCCAAAATCAGCAAGTGGAAAGCTATTTTCGGTATTTAGAGAAAAAGCGTGATCCTAAAGAACGGTTCTATATGCCGAAAATAAAGCAATTCCGAAATATAGGCTTGCCACAGGCTCTACAGGGAATGATTAATGATGATTATGACATTTTGTGCATTAGTCTTCCGCCTGGAACTTCAAAAACGACTGCTGAGAAGTTTTTTATTACAGGAGTAATTGGTTGGTTTCCGAAAGATTTCAGCCTGTTCTATTCTCATAGTGGTGACATTACCAGAATGTTCTATGATGGAGCGTATGATATTGTAACAAATTCTGATGAATATACATGGTATGATATTTTCCCAGATTTGAGAGTTACCAGTACCAATGCTAAAATAGAACAATTCAATGTTGGAAAATACAAGTCGTACCCATCATTACAGTGCACGTCAGTAGGAAGTAAAAACGCAGGTAAGGTTCGTGCGTCAAAATATCTTCTGGTAGATGATATGATCGGTGGCATTGAAGAAGCTATGAATCCAATGATACTTGATAAGTTATGGAATAAATATGCTGTAGATGCACGTCAGAGGAAAATAGAGGACACTAGTGGAAAGAACTGTAAAGAAATACACATTGCTACCAGATGGAGCGTCAGAGACGTAATAGGACGCTTACAGACGATGTACGAGGGAAATCCACGTGTAAAAGTGATTGCAGTTCCAGACGTTGATCCGGTTACTGGAAAAAGCAATTTTAATTATGAGTACGGCGGTTTTACGGAAGAGTTCTTTGCGGATCAACAATTACTCATGGATGAAATTTCTTATCGGTGCCTTTACAAACAGGATCCTATTGAGCGTGAGGGATTATTGTTCCCAGATGATAAAATTCGTAGATATCTTAATCTTCCACATGGGGAACCAGAACTTATTACCGGACAGTGTGATACAAAAGGAAAAGGAACGGACTATTTTGTACTTCCGGTCCTTCAAAAATACGGAGAAGATTATTATTGTGTAGATGCCGTGTGTGACAATACTGCCGATTATGAGATGCAGTATAGAAATGCAGCTAATGTTCTGGTGAATAACAAAGTTCAGGAATGTGAATTTGAGCGAAATGCTGGTGGTGATCGTGTGGCTATGGAAGTCAACAAACGTGTTGAAGCTGTTGGTTGGATTTGCAACATTACAGATGAACCTACAGAGACAAATAAAGAAGCACGTATCTTTCAGTGCTCGAACTGGATATTACAACACGTGATTTTCAAAGACCCATCGAAGTACAAGCCAAATGAACCATATGGAGTTATGATGTCACTGTTAAAGCAATATTCTGTATCTGGTAAGAAGCAACTGGACGATGTTCCAGATGTTTTCTCAAACTTTGCTTTAAGAATGACAAAAGGAAATAGGATAAAAAAGACAGTAATAATATCAAGTCCGATATAAGAGGAGGGTTTGTATGACAACCAAGGACTATCTTAACCAGATAAGCAGACTTAACAGAATGATAGATAATAAACTGACAGAAATAACGCAACTTAGAGAGCTTTCTTATAGTATATCAGCTATCGGAAGCGAAGAAAAAGTTATGTCATCGTCTGACCCAGATAAAATAGGCTCTACATACGCCAAAATTGACGAAATGGAGCATAATCTTGATAACATGATAGATGAATACATTGAAAAGAAAGACTTGATTATATGGCAAATAGACAGTATGGAAAATGAAGATTACTATAATATTTTATTTTCGAGGTATATTGAAAAGAAAACTTTTGAAGTTATTGCCACGGAAATGAAATACTCATGGAGACAAATTATCAGACTTCACGGAAAGGCTCTTAAAGCATTTGAAGAAAAATATGGTAACACATATTTAAAGATGTCATAGAATGTCATATTGCTCCAATGATATACTGTATTTGTAAGAAGTTACAAAGATGTTTTTCATACACATTCCTTATCGAAAGCACCGTTGCTTAATTGTGGCGGTGCTTTTTGTTATGCAACGAGGTAAAAATATGAATTTTTATATGAATAAAGATAAATCAATCATGTGTCCGAACTGCCATAAGTTTTTAGCCAAAGCAGACAGCAAAGACCCACGAACACATAAACTGGCTTGTAGGCACTGTCACAAGTGGATTTGGTATGTACCTAACGATGATGACAATTTTAAGATTAAGGAAACACCGGACAGAAGAAGTTCGAATGGCATGAGATTTTATTAGAGGTGTAGACAATGCAGGCAGGAAGAATTGCTATATATACAGACGCAAAAGAAATAACGTCTGACAATATAATACCAATTTTGCGTGAAGCAATTTTGGAACAGAATATTAATTCCAATAGAATACAGTTTCTTCTTGATTATGACGCAGGAATACAGCCAATAGTTAGAAAGAACCCAAAGACTTACAGACCAGACATTGACTGTGAGTGCTGCGACAATGTGGCTAACGAAATCACAGAATTTAATTTAGGCTTTAAGTGGGGAAATCCTATAACGCTAGTTCAAAACGGCGACAATGAGGATTCTAACCTCACAGAAGCTATAGCAGAATTAAACAGTTGCTACGAATCACAGAACGCAAGGCAAAAGCAACAGGAACTTGCAAGATATGTTGAAATCGGCGGTGTTGGCTATGTCCTTATTGATGTGAATACAGAATATGAGGATGGGGAAAGCTATTTCACATATGATGTATTAGACCCAAGAACAACATTTGTTGTAAGGTCAACAGCCTACAGCGACAAGAGAGTTGTTCTTGCAGGTACTTACATCAAAGATAAACATAGCGGAGCGAGATATTACACTTGTTTTACAAAAGATATTCGCTATGAAATTACAGATGGAATAAAAATTACTAATGGTTCAGAAAAAGGAAAAACAAAATGGGGATTTTTAGAGAGAAGTGGGGAAGAGAATCCATTACATAAAATCCCTATCATTGAATACACAAGGTCATTCGACAGAATGGGGTGTTTTGAGCGGCAAATATCTGAAATGGATAACTTAAACCTACTCATTTCAGATTTTACAAATGATGTTGAACAGAACACACAGGCAGTATGGCACACAAATGATGTTGATTTCCCAGTTGAACAGGAAACAACGGTTGATAAAGATGGAACACCGCACATTACTGAAAAAGTAAGGAAGCCAAAATCTGGAGAATGGATGCAGACCTATACATCAGCAGATGGCAAAACTCCAATAGTTGAGCCACTTGCAATCAATTACGATTATACAGGTATGCTTAATAATATTCAATCAAGGCGACAGATAATCTTGCAGAAATGCAATGTACCACAACGAAATGATAATAGCGGTGGCAGTACAGGAGTTGCAATGTCGGACGCAACAGGATGGTCACAGGCTGAAACGGCAGCGGCAAAACAACAATTAATTACAGATGGCTGCAAAATGGAAGAAATAAAAGTTGTTCTTGCGGCTATTAAGCTGTCAAACAATGTTAACAGTAGCAATCCGTTACTTAAATTAAGGGCAAGAGATGTAAAGCCCAGCATTAAGCGACAAAAAACTTATGAAATGTCAACCAAGGTTAATGCCATGGCGACATTGATAAGTCACGGATTTAGCCTTAAAGATACAGTTGATGCAATTCCATTCTTTGATGACCCTAACGATGTTGTAGCGAGAAGCGGAGAGATGGTTAAGGCATATCAAGAAAGTATAATCAACAAAGACACACAGAACCAAGCAGATGGCGGAGATGGTGAACAATCACCTAATAAAGACCGCACAATGCAAGACTTATCAGACCAGACAGAAAATAGTCCGGTTATAGATAAGAGCAGAACAGATAAATAAATGATATTGAGCCACAGGGTAGAAATGCCTTGTGGCTTTTTATATGCCCTAGAGAAAGGGCAATACAAATATCGCAAGAAGTTGAGAGAACAACAAAAAACGCAGAAAGCAGAGGTAAAGAAATTATGGCAGATGTAACTAACACAACAATAGAACCAACAACTAATAATGAACCACAGAACGAAGAACAGACACCTAGCGTAGAAGAACTTATGGCACAACTTGCTAGTGAAAGAGCTGAAAAAGAGAAGTATAAGAACGCTTCTGATAAAGCCAGTTCAGAAGCAGCCAAGTACAAGAAAGAACTTCGTTCAAAGCAGACAGCAGAAGAGCAGGAAGCGGAAGCAAAGGCGGAAGCTGAAAAGTTGCAAGCTGAAAAGTTCGAGAACATGAGCAAAGAGCTTAATCATATGAAAGCTGTCAATGCTTATCAGAAAGTTATAGGCGATGGAAAGGATATTGATTCTTTGATTGAGGCAGTTGCAGACGCAGACCATAGCCTTATAGCAACTGTAATTGCTAATGAAGTGCAAAGACAGGTTAAGGAAGCTAAGGCAGAGTGGCTTAAATCAAGACCGGCTATTAATGCGGGCGGTGGAGAAGAAAGCGCGATAACACAGGAACAGTTCAACAAGATGAATTACCACGAAAGAGTGGAGTTCAAAAATAAGAATCCAGAACTTTATAAGAAGTTCACAGAGTAGAAAACGGAGGTAAATAAACTATGCCACAGACTAAGTTAGCAAATTTAGTAGATCCACAGGTGATGGCTGATATGGTATCAGCTAAGTTACCAAAGAAGATTAAGTTCTCGCCTATCGCAAGAGTTGATACAACACTTGTAGGCAGACCGGGAAGCACAATCGTTGTGCCAAAGTATGCTTATATTGGTGATGCAGAGGACGTTGCAGAAGGCGTTGCTATGGGTACAACAGTACTTACAACATCTACAACAGAAGCAAAGGTTAAGAAAGCAGGTAAGGCGGTAGAACTTACAGATGAATCAGTATTATCTGGTTATGGCGACCCACTTGGTACAGCTATTAATCAGATTGCTATGTCAATCGCTGCAAAGGTTGATAATGACAGCTATGACGCACTTTGCACAGCACCTATTGATTACGATGGAACAGCAGCACCTATCAGCTATTCAGCAGTTGTAGCAGCTAATAGCAAATTTGATGACGAATCTGATTCATCACTTACAAAGATATTGTTCATTAATCCGGCGCAGGAAGCCACATTGCTTAATGACGCTGATTTCAAGAGCAATGACAAGTACCCACTTAATGTAATTATGAATGGCACTATCGGTTCTATCGCAGGAGCACAGGTTGTTAAGTCTAAGAAAGTTAAGTTGGTTAAGTATGAACTTGATGATTCAACAGGAACAATCAATGTTGTAGCTGATACAACAAGTGAGGATTCAACTAATGTTCATCTTGACACAGCACTTGCACATACGCTTAAGTCAAAGGACAAGGAAATTAAGGTAGGTAGCAAGTTAAAGGGTGTTACAACAGAGTTCTACGCTTGCCCTATTGTTATCGTATCAGCAGAAGATCCTAACGAGGACACAGGTGCAGATGGCGTGTCAGAGGAAGAGAACGCACTCACAATCTATATGAAGAGAAGTGTTGAGATTGAATCAGACAGGGATATTCTTGCAAAGACAACTGTTATTTCTGGTGACGAACACTATACAGCGGTCTTAAGCAATGATTCAAAGGTTGTTCTTGCTAAGTTCGGAAAGTAAGAGGTGTTTATATGTTATTAAGACGACATAAAATCAACGCCGCAAAGCAGAGCGAAGAAGTAACAGCAGATAATTTAAGACAGGAAGCTGTTTATGGAGATGAGATTAAGTATGAGGAAGAGCAGGACAAGTTTCCTGCTCAACCTACAAGCGATTACACAAAGACAGCTATTAAGCGTATGCCAACAGCGGACTTACAGACACTTGCCTTAGAACAAGGTATTGAGAACGCAATGGAGCTTACAGGAGCAGAACTTAAAGAACTGTTAATTGAGAAATTAGGATTATAGGAGCTGAATTATGGAATACACCACATTAGAGCAAGTCAAAATCAGACTTAAACAATTTCATATTGATACAGTCACAAATGATGATGAAACAACATCTGATGTGGTAGTGTTCGATAACAAAGAAGATAATCCAGTAATCGAACAGCTTATAAAGCAAGCTACAGAAGATGTAAAGGCAAGAAGAAATTACCCTGACAGCTACACAGATGAAATGATAACCGAGGATTTGAAAAAATTTGAAAGTGTTATCGTTAATCTTGCGGTATACGACCATTCACAGGCAGGCGAAGCATTTATGGCAAGCTACAATGAAAATGGCATAAACAGAACTTGGAGAGATAGAGACAGCTTATTTGTTGGGGTATTTCCGTTTACCAAAGTATTATAACGCCTATAGGGCATTAGAGAATATTAAAGAAGATTGTGCGTTACCATTTTACCGATGTGGGAAATATGGTAGCAGGTGGCACACATTTTATCGGTGGTGGGAAGTGTGCGAAACAAAAAGAAAGGCGGTATATGATGACAATAGAAATTTCTACTGCAATCATTATAAGCGTGTTATCACTTGGTTTTTCCGTCTTTATTGGACTTAAGAACAGCAAAAGGACTGACACAAAAGATATTGAAGAGCGTGTTAAAGACAATACGCGAATCAATATGAAATTAGACAATATTAATTCTACAACTCAGGGTATTAAGGCTGATTTATCATCTATGAGAAATGATATTAAGGCTCATAATGATAAAATCATTGTTCTTGAACAGAGTTGTAAACAGGCACATAAGCGGTTAGATGAAATAATCAACCGACTTAATCTTGATTTAGAAAGAGACAGGGAGGTGTAAATATGGATATTACAAGCATTGGAACATCTCTTGCGATTGTTGTGATCTGTTATCTGGTTGGACTTGGTGCAAAGATAGTGCCACAGGTAAAGGATAATTATATTCCGGTTATCGTTGGTGCTGTTGGTGGAATGCTTGGTGTGGCAGGTATGTATGTAATACCAGATTTTCCGGCACATGATGTTATGACTGCTGTTGCGGTTGGAATTATGTCTGGATTGGCAAGCACCGGAGTAAATCAGATATACAAACAGGTAAAGAAAGATGCTTGATATTAACAAGCAAAAGATGGCTTACTCATTGCAAAATGTACGTGTTCCAATCTATGACACTGATGAAGATGGAAACATAAAGTACATTACGGTTGATGGTGTAAAAGTTCCAGTAGATACAGGCGATTACACTACAGGTTATTCAAAGCCTGTATTTTTTTATGCCAGTATTAACAATAAGTTGGACGATGTTCTTATTAAGGAATTCGGTGTTGATCAATCTTCAAACTACGCACAGATTGTAACAGACAAAGGAGCCTTACCACTTGCCGTAGGTAGCCTTATATGGAAGAAATCAGCCATAGGCTATAAAGACATTGCTAAAACGATTGTAGACGCAAATACGGCTGATTACACGGTTCTGGGCGTAGCTGACGAGGGACTTACAGTTGACTTGTTCCTTTTACAGAAAAATGTAAAGTAGGTGCAACATGGGAACGCATACAATCCATATGGATTTGTCCGTAAAATCAGTAAGAAACGCCATTAAAGAACTAAAAAAATATGAATCTGACTTGACCTATAAATGTCAACTGCTTGCTGAGAAACTTGCTGATCGCGGAATAGAAACTGCAAAAATGAATACTGGAAATTTTGGACATTATATAAAATTTTCAAAAGAAATTACTTCAAATGAAAATGAATGCACTGTAATTATAGTAGCGGAAGATGTCCGGAAAATTATCAGTCAATGGAAAAGTGGCGATCAAATAAAAAAAGCAGAAGTTTCACCATTGTTAATGGTTGAGTTCGGAAGTGGCTTTAAAGCACAAAACCCAAATAATTTACCGGGAGTCGGACAAGGAACCTTTCCTGGACAAACGCACGCCTTTGATAAAGAGGGGTGGTATTGGATTGATTTGGATGGAAACTTAAATCATTCCTATGGAATAACACCTAAAATGCCTATGTATCATGCAGCAATGAAAATGAGGAACGATATAAAAACTATTGCCAAGGAGGTGTTTGGAAATGGCGAGTGAAAATGACTGGGTATTTGACCTTGATACCACAATATTTTCTATTGTAAAAACAAAAGCAACAAAAAAGTTGACAGAAAAATTTCCAAATATCTATTTTACATCTACTGGTAAATCAAAAAATCCACCACAATTTCCTACGGTATATATTCATTCTTTGCAAGGAGTTGAAAAAGGACAGGATTTAGAAAGAACAAAAATCAATGCTATTCAACATACAGTGCAAATTGATATCACTACCAACACAAATCAGAATGATGCGAAATATGTCATGAAGTGCATCACTGACATTTTTAAACAAATGATGTTTTACGTTGTTGCTATGCCAGAAATGACTAGCGGTAACGAAACATATAAAAGCACTGCACGTTTTAGGCGTGTAATAAGTGCAAACGATACAATACTTTAAACAAGAGCAGAAATGCTCTTATTTTTTTGCTTATTAAGGAGGTAAAACTTATGGCTACAGGCTTAAAAAGTAGAATTATTTATAGGGAAATTCCAGCAGCACCAACAGAAGGTTCTTACTGGGCTGGTACTTATAAACTTTTGATGAGAGCAAAATCAATTCCATCTCCGTTTGGTTCTCAGAACATGGTAGATACATCTACACTGGAAGATCTTGTTGAAACACAGGAAATGGGAAGAAGATCCGCTGGATCCATGGAAGTACCTGGTGCATTTGAAAAAACATACAAAGATGAAATGGTAAAAAATGAGGGCAAGAAACTTGATTTCTGCATCCTTTACGGAACTGACGGAAAAGGTTCAGAAGGTATTTGCGGATTCATTGGACAGGAAGCCTTTGCACCAGACGAAGCAACAGATGATCATCTGACCGGAACTGCAACTATCTCTGTACAGACTGTACCGAAGTGGATTGAAGATGATTACGATGTGGCAGTCACAGAGGATGAAAATGGTTATCCGACACAGATTACACTGACAAAAAAATCGTAAGTCAGCCACAGACTCAATCGGCTACGGTGGTTGACGAGGATAAAGTAGCCATTGACACATATTTATAAAAATGGAAAAAGGGGCGGTCTACGGACTGCCCCTTTCCCCATATAACAATAAAAGTGGGAGAGGTTAGGTAAATATATGAAAACATTTGTTATTAATGGAAAAACATACGTAGCTAAAGAATTTGATTTCGCATTGGTTTGTGATCTGGAAGATCTTGGAATTTCCATGGAAGATATTGAAAGTAAACCAATGTCATTTGTAAGAGCGTATTTCATGTTTTGTTCTGGTCTGAATAAAAATGATGCAGCTAAAGAAATTCAGGAGCATATGATTTCTGGTGGAAATTTTGAAGATATTACCGGAATGATTGCTGATGGATTGGAAAACTCTGGTTTTTTTCACGCTCTCAACCAGAACAAGGAAGAGAAAGCTCCAAAGAAGACGAAAGCGACAGCGCAGAAATAATCGCTGATAAAAAGTATAAAACTATTCGTGAAATGTACGCAAATGAAGTTTTTCCGCAAATGCACGCTATATGTGGTATTAGTTGGGAAGACTTCTGGAAAATGAATCCTATGATTATTGAACAGTACAAAAAAGGATATCAGAACAGACGCAAAATTCACGATGAAGAAATGTGGCTTATGGGGCAGTATAACCATGAAGCGTTTAGCGTTGTTCTATCTCATGCCATTTCCGGTATTTTCGGTAAGACTTCAAAAGCTGAATATCCTAAACAGCCATTCTTACAGAAACTTTCTGAAAGTACCATTAAAAATACCAACAAAGAATCACATGAAGAGGTTGGCGTGTTCGAAATGAAGCAACGTATCAACCTATTGAGAAAAGCTGGACTGCCTGAGAGTCCGGCTTAATTTTTTGCAGAAAGGTCGGTGGGAATCATGCCAAATAATGAAGTTGAAAAACTGGAAGTCGTTATTGATACATCGGCTAAAAGTGCAAACAGATCTCTGGGTGCTATGGAAACACACTTGGAGAAAATCGCTGAAAACCTTACTCTGGTTACTGGACTCACAAAAGGTCTATATAACATTGGCAGTGTAGATGTAAGCGGTTTAAAAGAACTGAAAAGCGATCTGGACGCTATTTTTAAGAAACAGAAAAACGTAAATAGTGAAAAAACTAAGCCACGTGTAGATAGGTCTGACCTTAAATACACAGAAAAATCCTTTGATGCATTATTAAAGAAATTTAAAGATGTTGGAAAGGGAATGAATCTTTCTGGTCTTGGAGAAACAGATCTTGAAAAAGGTTTGGCAAAAGCTGAATCTCAGTTAGCTAGTTTACAGTCAAGATTACAAAAGAAGTTAGCAACAGAAAATGTTACTAATTATGGAAAGGCATATGCCAATCTTGCCTATGATATTCAGAAAGCTACAAATGAGATAGAACAGTACAAGACTGCTATTGATTCTGTAAAAGCAAAAATACCAGAGTTTACGATTGAAAGAAACGATGGCAGTCAGAATAATACACCAAAATATCAGAGAGCAACTTCTCCTAGATTCAAAAACTATGAAATTTCTAAGCCTGTAACTTCTGGCGTAAATATGAAAGATGTTTGGGCTGAAAACAATAAAATTTCTGCCGAAATTCAATCTTACATGGATAAGGCTTCTTCAAAAACAAGTGAAGCTACTAGCAAAATGTATGATTACAGTTCGGCGATAAAACAAACAAAAGAAGAAATAGCTGCTTTAGCAAAAGATGGATATATTGAGGGAGACGATAACTTTGATGCAAAAGTTATGCAGTTAGAACAGCTAAAACAAAGCCAGAAAGAATATCGTGCAGAAATTTTAAATACTATCGCTACCGAAAAGAAAATGGGGCGTGGTATGCAAAATTGGTCTTCCAATAAAGAAATAAAATCTGCAAATAATAGCGCAAAAGGATTTCGTGCAACCCTGTCAAAAATTTCAAAATCTGCAAAAGATTTAAATAAAATAAAGAGCCAATTTGATTCTATAGCAAAATCTATCAGAAATGTTAGAAGCACTGCATCAAAAGCATTGCACCCGATTAAAAGCATTAAAGAATTATTATCCGGAGATTCTGGAAAAAGCGGAATGTCTCTTGGTAGAATGGTTGGTTCATCAATATTATTTTCCAGTGTATTCGGAGCAATAAGTGCGATTAAGGCTGCTATAAAAGAGGGTTCTGATAATCTAGTTCAGTATAGTTCTGAATACAATAAAAATATTTCTTCTATTGTGACTTCCTTATTGTATTTAAAAAATGCGTGGGCTGCTGCATTTGCACCAATTTTAAATGTTGTAGAACCGTATCTGTCTGCATTTATAGATATGATGGCTTCTGCAATAAATAAAGTAGGACAGTTTTTCGGTGCACTTACTGGCAAAGCATTTGTCGTACAGGCTAAAAAGGCATGGAAAGATTACGGACAAACATTAAAAGATACTGGATCCAGTGCAAAAAAAGCGGGAGACGATGCTAAGAAAGCTGCTAAAGATTTCCAGACATACACGCTTGGCATTGATGAACTGAACGTACAACCACAACAAGCAAGTTCTTCATCGTCTGGAAGTGGTGGTACTGGCAGTGGTTCTGGCGGTTCTGGAAGTACACCCGCTATTTCAGATATGTTTGAAACCGTAGAAGTATCAAATTCTATGGCAAACTTGGCGGATAAATTTAAAGAAGCTATCGCAAAATCTGATTTCACAGAAATCGGAGCGATGATTGGAAATAAAATTCAATCAGCACTTGAGGGTATTAACTGGAAAAAGGTATATTCTGTAGCTTCAAATTTTGGAAAAGACATTGCTACATTTTTGAATGGTTTGATTTCACCTAGATTATTCTATGATTTAGGCGCAACAATAGCTAATGCAATAAATACGGCACTTCATGCATTGTACTCATTTGCAGCTAATTTTGATTGGGCGAATTTTGGAGAGTCTTTAGCAAGTAGTATTACCGGATTTTTTGAAAATTGGGATGCTGGCCTTACAGGTGAAACCTTGAGTAAATTTGCCACCGGATTATTAGAAGCTGCAAAATCAGCGGTAAACAAACTTAAAGACGATGAAACATTTAAGAAAATTGGTCAGAAAATTGTAGATTTTTTGATGGGAATCGATTGGGTAAGTCTTGAATGGTCTACGCTTAAATTTTTTAAAGCTTTGCTTGATGCATTGTTTGATTTTCCTGTTCAGTTAGCAGAAGGCGCAATGGAAGAAATCATAAAGAAAATATTCGGAGCTGATGTTGATGTAGAAATCCCAGCAGCGATAACTGATTTTGTCAGAGATTTTTCGTTGAGCAATATTCCAGGATTCAAGCAAATTCATTTTTTGGGTGATTTGATGGAAATTCCAGAAAATGCAAGTGCTATCGTCGATAAAATCAAACCTTTATTTGATAAAGAAACATGGAAAGGTGCAATTCAAGAAGCCAAAGAAGCTATTGTTGAAACATTTACAGATGCATGGGAAAAGGTAAAAGAAATTTTTGCGCCCGTAATAGAGTTTTTCAGTGGAGTTTTTGGAGAAGCATACGCAGCAATAAAAGATGCGTGGGCATACGTAACAGGATTTTTTAGCGATATATATTCTGAAATCAAAAAGATATTTAAAGATCCAGCCGGATATTTCCGTGAAAAATTCACTTCTGCATACAAGGCAGTTAAAACTTCATTTGCACCTATAGCAGAATACTTTTCTGGAAAATGGGAAGCAGTTAAAAAAATATTCAGTGTTAAAAATGTTCAAGGATTTTTTAGAGACGGATTTCAGAAAGCATATAATACCGTAACTGATATCTGGGATGGTTTAACAGGTTTCTTCAAAAAACTGGCGAAAAATGCGTTCTCACCGATTAAGAAGTTGGTAAATGGAATCATCAAAGGTATTAACTGGGTACTTGATAAAGTAGGATCTAAGAAACGATTAAATTCATGGTCGCCGGATTTTGATAAATTCGCAAAAGGTTCTAACGGACTGAGCCGTAACACAATGGGTATTGTCAATGACCAGAAAGGTTCTACCTATAAAGAATTGATTGTACCTCCAAAAGGAAAGCCATTTATTCCAGAGGGACGTAATGTGATGTTGCCTTTGAAAAAAGGTACAAAGATTATGCCGGCTAACCAGACAAAGAAACTGGTAGAAGCTACTGGCGGTGTTCCAAAGTTCGCAGGTGGTATCGGAGATTTCTTTGGTGACGCATGGAGCGCAATTAAGAGTTTCAGTGGAAATGTTCTTGATTACCTTACACATCCGGGAGATATTGTAAAGATTGCGATTGATAAATTTACCGATATGTCCGATATGGTAGAGCCATGGTTAAGCGTTGCAAAAGGTGCGGTAGATCAGGTACTTGGCGGTATCACTGATTTTATTAAAGGCATATTTGATAAAGTTGGTGGACAAGGAGTTGAGGGAGCTGTTCGATGGGCGATTAATATTGCCAACGATAATTCTCATGGTTACGATCAGCGTAATAGATGGGGAAATCCAGACTATGACTGTTCGGCATTGGTTATTTCTGCTTTCCAACAGGCAGGTATTCCGTTGAAATCAGCAGGAGCAAACTATACGGGAAATATCTATGATGCTGCAAGGTCAGTAGGTTTTGCTGATGTAACAGGTGGTGTAAACCGTGCAAACGCAGACGGCATGAGACGTGGTGATATTCTTCTTTCCAGAGGACACCATACAGCTATCTACATCGGTAATGGACAGGTAGTACAGGCAAGTTCTAATGAGCATGGTGGTATTACTGGTGGTCGTCCTGGAGATCAAAACGGACGTGAAATCTGGGTAACAAGATACTATAACTTCCCGTGGACAGATGTTCTGAGATATGCGAAGTTCAAGAATGGTATCGGAAAGATTTTACCATCA